TACGCCTCATCAATCATCTGATTGTAAATGTTTACCTCATCCCATTCTTTATGTTCATTATCACCAACTAGTTTATAGTATTTACCTTCATATTCCCAGATACTATCCCAATTTTCTTTTAATCTTGGATTATCTGGATATGCTCTACCTGATTGGTCATAATTTAATTTACCCTTTTTAATTTTCATAAACTTCTATTATTTCGTTTTTATAAACAACAATCAATTTATTTTTTCTTTTTGGTTTTGTAATTATAACATCACCAAAATCTTCTGTATGTGGAATCAAGTCGTAAGTTTCTTTTATTAACAATCCCCACCTTTCAGAGAACTTTGAATCAGTTTTACATTTGTCAATGAATTCTTCTTTTGTGTAGGGGATAGGTATATTCATTTTACCAATAGGAGTATCAACTTCCTCTTGTTTTAACCATTTAATATCACCACCTTTTAAGTAGTTCTCATACGCCTCATCAATCATCTGATTCATTTTTTCGTTATTCATCTTATAAATCTTGATTTAACTCTTTGAGTTTATTTCCCAACTCTAAAAGAGCATGTTCGGTCCAATAACCCTTCTCATCTTCGGGTTCAAAATAGTAAAACCCATCAATATCAGGTACAAAATGTCCTATCAATTTATTACTATGTGGGACAGTGATTTTGTAAATGTTATTTATTATTTCGTAGTTTAACATTGATTTTATTAATTCGTAAAGTTTACGGTTAAATTAGGATTACCAAGAAAATCAGGTTTTTTGTAATACTCCCATACTTCATCTAATTGTTTTGGGTCTTTCACCCACATAATCCAATCAGCTTTTTTAATTTCTTCCTCCAACACATCAATGTAAAATGTTTTTGGTATAAATGGAAATCCTTTGATTTCCAAAGAACTATGAAATCGGTTTGTATTGTTGATAGCATCTTCTCGAGTCATATAAATAGGTCCCGACCAAGTTGTTCCATTAGGACATCTTTTAATAATAGCGTCATTATATGTAACCCTCCCATCGCTATCCTTAAACAATCCACTTTCTCTTTTATTTTGATACCAGGGTTCACCTGCTATATCTCTAATATCTCCCCACTCTTCATCTTTTCCTGTAATAGGCCCCAGTGGTTCGTAATTAGCTAATTTGTGAAATAAGGATGCTACAATCGGTGCTGAACCACCTGAGTGTCCTTGTTTTGCGAAGACTTCCATTAATTCCATAACCGCCTCCCCAATGGCTCCTGCGTAGTCAGAATCTTCATCAAAGAAGCCTGCTAATTCTAATTCAAATTTTGCGTGTGATGTTGTGCTCATAAATTTCTATGTTTTAAATGTTTTTTCCAAATGTTTACTACCGCTTCTGCTCTTGGGCCTTTTAGTTTTGACCAACGATTAATCCAGTGTTGTATTTCTTCTTTATCAATAAGTTTGTTCATCTTGATAATTTGTTGTTTATAGTTTTACAACCTATTAATTAATCAATTTTTGATTTAAACCCATCAATCAATAGAGATGCTGTTGCATAATTTGTAGCAAGTGGTACATTGTAAACATTACACACTCTCAATAACATATTGACATCTACTATGTGTGGGTGAACTGCTAATGGGTCTACAAAGAAAACAACCCCATCTATCTTTCCATCTGCTATCATTGCTGCTATTTGTGCATCACCACCCAATGGACCTGATTTTTTCTTTTCAACTTTAATTCCGGCATGCTCTATATGAGTACCCGTTGTACCTGTTGCAATGATTCTTTGGTTTTTGAAGAAATCTAATCTCTTCATTATAAAAGCCACCATATCGGCTTTTTTACCATCGTGTGCTATAACTGCGATATTAAACATATGTAAATATACAAAATTTATTCCATATTTACAATACTTTCAATAATTTTTTTTACATTTTTTGAGTGAATTTTTACTTTGATAACGCCCTCACCATCAACTTTAATTCCATCCATCAATACATTTTTAAGTTTGGACAATTCATCATCAGTTATTTTATTTTCAACGGGTATTAATTCTACATTCAATTCCAAAGCCTGCTCCTTTTGTGAAAAATAATATTTGGAGTTACTAAACCATATAAATTTATTAGGGGTCAATAATCCTTTCAAAAAGGAAATAAACTTGACCGGACTCATAACTACAATACTCCATATTAAGTACCTACTTCTACCTCTTGAACACGATACTTTCTACCAGTTGTATCTAACTGAGTAGCCTGTTGAGCAAAATCTTCTGCTTCTTCTAATGTATCAAATTCATCTACCATATCATCCGCATCCAATTTTGCTACCCAAATCTTTGGAGTGCTTGCAAGTAATTGTTTGTAAACTCTAAATTTTGTTGCCATTTTACCCCTTTTTAGAAATCATCCCCATCTCGAACAGAATTCCACACAATAGCGTGACCTGAAGATTGTGTTATTTGTAGTATTGGACCATAAATAGGGGTGCCTGGATTAAAAGTTAATCCAGTACTAGTACCAACACCAATAAACCCACCATTTGCGACAGGATTAATACCATCCGTTTTCATTCTAATAACAGCAACCGATGCCTGTATTGGATAGTAGCAATACGCAGTTGATACAATGGTACGATTATTAATAGAGCCTGATGGAACTGAAAAACTCATACTCACAGAGCCTGATAGATATGTTCCCCCACCTAAACCAAATTCACTTTTTAATGGATGTATTTGAGCCATTATTTTCTCCTTTTTATTTTATAAACCACTCTTTTTCAATGCTCTTGCAGTCTCAACCCACTTTTTACCAATAGGGTTATACACAGGCCTTCTCATAAATTCATTTACAGCTTTTTGAACTGCGGATGGTGGTGGACCATAAGTTGTATTATCAATTATTCTATAATCTTTTGCACCAAATAGGGTTTGAAACTTACCCATGTTCTCTTGACAATCCTTCCAAATAGATGTTACTAACTCATCTGATAGTGTTCTATCTCTACCACGATTTCTTTCCTTAGCAACCTCCAATGATGTATTTACAAACACCATCATACAATCGTATCCCAACGATTCAGCGTGTTGTTTTTGTTTTTTAATTTTTGCAAAATCATCACCCGTCCCATCTATAATCAAACCTAAACGGCCTGCTTCATAGAAATCTCGTTGGGCTTTAGTTATCTGCTTTGCTCTATCCCTAATACCATTAGGAACTTCCGTAATTTTCTTCCATAATTCAGGCTCTTCTTTTTCAATTCTACCCAAATCTTTTGGATTAATACCATTTTTCTTTAATTGTGCTTCAAACGCAGTATCGGAGTTAATTACTTTTAATCCAGATTGAGCAAAACTTGCTTTGAATCTTCTATCAATACCAAATATTTCTTCTGATGTGAAACTTTTCCCTGAACCAGGACCCCCTGCCATAAATATACACTTTAATATACCAGGGTCATCAACACCTTCTATAAGGTAATTATTCTGAATAATTTTATTAAGTATTTCTTTTAATTTCATTATTATACTCCCAATATAAATAGTTATTTTTTTGTTTTAAATGAGTTTGAAATACCCTTAAAAAACCCAACAACAAATCCGGCAATTAATGAAATTAAAAATATTGGCGCAAGGATTGGCCACATGAAAGGCCATCCAATGATAGCACCATCACTTAAAGTGAATTTTTCATCAATAAACCTAAGTGAGTATAATATAGGAGAAAATATTAAATACCCCAATAGATATATCTGAATATATTCGTGTATCATTTCCAACACCTCCTAAGAACTTCAATCAAATCCTTTAAATCAGTTTCATTTTTTATTTTGAATTCATTTGATTCAAAGAAATAACAATACCAAGTATCATCTTTGATTTCATCGCTTGATGATGTTATCAAACACAAATCACCGATATCCAATGTATAATAGTGCCAATCGGTAGGAGCACCGGATTCTTCTGCAGTTACAACTGTTTTTTCAAATCCAAGTTCTAAAAATATTTGTTCTCTCATTATTATAATTTTTTAAATTTAGGACTACAACCCAAATAGATTGAGTTTTTGAATGGTGTTACTCTATGGGTTTTAATTTTATGTTTCTTAATAACTTCATCTACGATTTCAGAAAATTCATATTCACAAATTTCATGTGCCATAAAATCAATTACCTTTTGCCCATTTTCATCTATGGAGGCGTTATTCATTAATTCATCAAAATCGGCTGATGGGGTGGATGCTTTATATAGTTTCCTATAGCATTCCCTCATTGCTTCTATTTCTTTTGTTGTTGCGTTCATCACAATTTTTCTACTTTAAGTTCACCATCAATTTGTTTTAAGGCATCCGAAATAACTTTAACAATCTTATACGGGTCTGCATTTGAAGCAGGCCTTCTATCCTCAATATATCCCTTCCACTTCAATGATGTTTGAATGGGAACTCTTAAAGATGCACCTCTATCAGAAACACCCCAACTAAACTTATGTATGGATTGGGTTTCATGCTTACCTGTTAATCGTTGTTCATTAGATGAACCATAATTTTCAATATGTAAAGTGTGTCTACTTTCAAAAACATTGAATATTTTAGAAAAGTATTCCATTCCCCCAATTTCTCTCATTATGTGGTTTGAAAAATTACAATGTAATCCACTACCATTCCAATCACCCATAACAGGTTTTGGGTGAAACTCAATTTTATATCCCCACTTTTCGGATAACCTTTGTAAGATATATCGTGATATCCACAAGTCATCTGCAGCAGATTTTGATGAGGTATTGAATATCTGATATTCCCACTGTCCCAAAAGTACTTCTGCGTTGGTGCCTGTTATTGATAATCCAGTATTTAAGCAAATTTCAAGATGTTCATCTACGAATTTTCTACCACTTACATGCCCATCACCCACACCACAATAATACATACCCTGTGGTGGTGGAAATCCATTTATTGGAAACCCAATCGGTCTACCATCTTTTAAAATAGTATATTCCTGCTCAAATCCATACCATACATTATCATAATCAGGTAATATGTGTCTAATATTACTTTCGTGTGGTGTCCCATCAGGATTCATAACCTCACACAAAACAAAATAACTTACATATGACCCCCCATCCATAGAATTTTGGTATAAAGCAACAGGTTTAAGTATTCTGTCAGAATAATGCCCTTCGGCCTGTTTTGTGGATGAACCATCGAATGACCACTCTGGGCAATCAGATAGGGTTATAGAATCTTTTTTGGATAATATTTTAACTTTACTTCTTAGGTTTGGTTCGGGTGTATATCCATCCAACCAAATGTATTCTAATTTTATCATATTAATCTTTTAATTTATTATATATTTCTATTTCTTTTGTTGTTGCGTTCATCACAATTTTCCAACTTTAAGTTCACCATCATATATTAAATATTCTTTTGAAGGTAAAGCATCAATCATATAGTATTTACCCCCCATTGATTTATCTGTTGATTTAATATCAATAGATTCAACTCCGGTGTGACCTACAATTTGGATGAACCTACCTTTAATAGAATCTTTTCCTCTTTTTTTATTTGACCATAACAAAGATCGTGGACGAATCCAAATTGGTGATTGAACTACATCATCACCATAGGGGTCCCACCCATTAAATTTAAAAATAGATGGGGTGTATGTGAATGTTTCATTTAATTTCTCAACCAAATTATCACAATTCCACATATTTCTAAACCACCTATCCATAAATACTGAAGATACACCTGCGTGTGTGCATAGGAACTTATCAAACGAATATGCCATTTGAAGATGTTCCATATTTTCTTTCAGCACCATTTCTATATCAAATTTAAGAGCAGGTTGAAAACCACTATAAGTTTGACCAACATTCATATAATGAAAGTCGTGATTACCTACTAATAGGATAACCTCTTTACCGCTTGTTTTTTTATATTCAATTATTTCTTTGAAATTATGAATTTGGTCTATGCCAGGTATATCAAAAGAATCAAAGTAATCTCCAATAAAGATAACCCTATCAGCGTTTTCTTTTGCTACAATGTCCTTCCAAATTGGACGGCCATGTATATCTCCAATAAATATTGTTTTCATACTTAAATATACGAATAAGTTTTTATATTTCCAAATATTACTTACACAAATACAACATAATCCCGGTGGATAGGTGAAGTAAAATGGGACAAATGGGCGAGTTATACACAATACTAAGATTGTGGCTCAAATTCAGATTTCAATTTAAGGTAATTTTCATACCTACGTTTTCTCAATTCTTCTTTAATGTATTCATTATCAGAAATTCGTTTTTGATATTCTTCGTCAGTTTCTTCTCGTTCTCGAATAACAACTAATTCAGTGTAGGCATCGTAAGAATTGTTTTTACTATAAAAACTTTCTTCTCTACGAATATCAATAATATCATTTTCTTGAATGTCTTTCGGTAAATCAGAAAAACGAATTTCTTGAAAATTACCTTTGAAATCTTTAGTGTAGATTTCTTCTTTTACTTTCTGTTTCATATTATTTATTTTGTAAATATACGAATAAGTTTTTATATTTCCAAATTTAATCCCACCAAGTCTTTAATCCTGTTTCCTTATCTTTTATGATATTACAAAATTCTTCCCATTCCTTTTCATCCAATTCAGCAGAATATAAAAATACCTTGCTATTGTGTTCCCTCTCTTCATCGGTTAATTTATCTTCATAAGTAAATAAATCCGGATTACCATCCAATGGAATAAAATCACCATCTTTATCAATTAACTTACCATACTTTTCTTCAGCCATATCCATATAAACATAATCATTCAATTGGTTTTTTAGGATTTGACTTGCTCTTTCCATTTTAGCAATTTTAGGGATGCGAGTAGAAATGACTTCATTACTTTTGGCTAAAGTTCTATTCCCCATATGCTCAATAGCTATCTGCATGAATTGCAATAGAGTGTAGTAATCCCACCATCTAAATTGATATAGTGGTTTTCTAAACCTCCAAATGTTTTTGAAAAAGTTTATTAGACATTTTACCTGATAGATAAATTCGGTGTAGTAATATTTAAGGCTGTTCATAATCTGACATTAATTTATTTAGTAAATCGTTTCGTTCCTCATCTGTCATAATTTGATATTTTGAGAGGTAGTAATCATTTACTTTATTTTCTTCCAAATATTGATGTAATTCTTCTATGGTTCTACATAGTTCATTCCCATCTTTATCTGTCATTGTCAAATCGGTTCGTTTCCCAAAATTCTTTTCATAACACCACCAATCGAATGTATCTATACCTTCCATACCATAAATTGAACCAATCAACATAGTGATAACACTTTCATATGAGCCTGTAAAATTTATATGGTCAATACCTGCTTCATATGCTTTATCTAATTTTTGTTGTTGTTCTTTAAGTTCAAAAATAATTCTTTCAAATACTTCCGGTCTTATGCTGTAATCCATTGTGTTTTGTTTTTAAATTGAATACTTTCATTTCCATCATATTCTTCAATAGTGAATTCTTCACCTTCATCTACCCATACTACTTCTAAATCTTCAACCCCTCCCGTATAAAGCTTCGAATAAGTATTTCTAACATACTCGTTTGCACTATCATAATCTTGTGATTCAACCAACTCTACTAACTTCGGGTCAAATATTGCTTCAAGAGGAGCACCCCAAGTATAAAATCCAGCTCCAAATCCATATGAAATAAGAACTGCTACCTTACCATCTCTAATTACTTTGTTCATAACTTTTAATTTTTATCTAATTCACATTTGATTTTATTACAATCTTTTGTCCCCAAATGAACTGAACTATCTACAGTTATATTTGAACGAGTTTCATCTTGTTTCCAAAATTCATGACGAATAACTTGAAGAATATCATAAGCCACTCTTGCACTTTCATCTACATCAGGATTATAAATACCAAAACTTCCACCATTACTAAAATTTTCCTGTAAAAGCATGTTAGCACCTGTGTGTAGAATCTTATCCGCCTCATCCCTAATTCTGTGGTATTCTCCATAATCAATGGATAGTTTTACATTCTCAACATCAGTCCATGTGCGGACTTCTTCACCATTACCCCAATGACCTTTGGTTTTAATATACCCATCTCCAATTTCTACAACTTCCCCACGTTCAGTACTATCACCAACTTCTATTTGTTTTTTGGGTCTAAGTTTATCACGTAAAACATTGTAATAAGTTGGGTGGTCTTTAATTGCCCATAATTGACCTATACCGATACGGGAATACATGTCTAGTGCTTGTTGAATTAATCTAAGTTGTTCGTTTGTAACTTCTAATGTTGCCATAACTTTTAATTTTTATTTACGTGAATGTACAAAAAGAGGTTGGAATCTCCAACCTCAATTTGCAAAAACCACAATTATTTTTTTTATTTACCCAAATTATACATCATATTAGTTCCTGAACCCAGTTGTGTGGTAGGTAGAACTCCATTCCACTTATTAATGTATTCAAGTTGTAATAGTAATGGTGTTAAGGTTTGTTGTTTCATTCTATTGGCTTCAGCTTCGGCTTTGGCTGATGTCAACATCGCTTGAGCATTACCTTCAGCCTGAGCAATTTTGATTTTGGCTTCAGCTTCAGCTTGCTTTACCCTATTCTCAGCAGTAAGTGCGGACTGCACAGCGTTGTTCTTAGCCTCAATCGCTTTCTTAAATGTTTCAGGATAAACGAGATTTGATGTGAATTGAGCCAAAATAAAACCTTCAGGTAATAGATGTGATTCCAAAACCTTTCGAACCTTTACCTCAAATTGTTCACGATTAGAAATAAGTTCATCAGCGGTGTATGAGTTGGCAACCAAACGAAACGCATCGTAAACAGCTGTTTTAAGAAACCCAGATTCAATTTCATCCAAGGTGACTCGGTATTTACTGAAGATATAAGGTGCCTTTTCTCGTTTTACTGAATAGTTCAATAATGGTGATACGTGAAACTCAGAACCATCTTTTGAGTTGACTACAAATGATTCATCTGGGTTATCTTCACCATTGTTCTTATACTCTTTGTGTTGAACAAAGGTTGGGAACTCAATAATTTTTGTGGTGAATGGGTTGTAGAATACAAGTCCAGTTACTTCGGTAACATCATCTACACCTTTACCATCTCCATAAAGATTTACTTTGACACCAACATGTCCAGCATCGATTCGTTCCCAGATTGAGAAACTGAGAAGTAGAAGAACAAAAGCGACGATTGCTCCGATTCCAAATTTGAAAGGGTTTTCCATAGTTTTTTGTTTTTTAGTTTTTTTTTGTTGTGGTTTTTGGTTTAAAAATGAATTTTAAAATTAATTCAGAAATGTATATTCCTCCAAGTAAAATGGATACACCAACGAAAAAAGCAATTGTTGATGACATATTCATCAGAAAGAAACTGAATTTCATTAGTTCTGAAAATGCTAATCCAAGTAGGATACAATAGAATGTTTTAATTAAAATGTTTTTCATACTTTATTTTTTATTTTCTAATTCATCTAAATAATCCTGAAGATCTGATGAGGTCATATATGTTTTACTAAAATCAGGTTCAATTTTCTTAATTTTTTTAATTGTGTCTTCTTTTTTACCAAGTCTGTAATAATGAGCCTCAATAGCATCTGCTAAGTCTTGAATGTATTGAGGTGCAGCAACTGAGATTCTTAAATCATACCATTGCCATTTTGTTTTATAATCTACAAATGTAATTCCTTTAGTTAGTTTTCTATGTAAGTTATGTAGTGTCATATTACGAACCCTTACAATAGAGTTATCGTTACCAAATACCTGAAGAAATCTAAGAAACCAACGAGGACACCACCAAGGTTTTGCTTCATAATCCATAGCCAAAACCAATGGGACCATAGCTTTATCATAGTTATTGTAATCAGGTACAGAACCTAAATAACCATACTTTTCAGAAAATCTTCTCGGAAAGAAAATATAACGAATATCATCCCACTCTATATTACGAGTATGTACTATACCTTTCTTTCTACCCTTCCAAAATAGGAGAGATTGTCCAAAGTCTTTTACTTTATCAATAAGTGGACGATTGTCCTTAAAAGGACCAAATTTACTTTTTTTCATATCAAAGGGGTCTGAATCGTATAAATCGTAGTTAATTTGTGTCATACTACAATATTGGTTTAATTAGAGTAAAGACTAAGTACCCCAATAAACAACCCATTAAGGCGGCGGATGCAACGAAAAATAGTTCGGTTATCAAATAAAAAATTGTGGATAGTTTGGTTTTCATATGGTTTCCTTTTATTGTTTGTTTAAATAAGCAAGAACTTTTTTGTAGTATTTCTTTTCAGCATTCCTAGCATCTTTCTCCAATGGATTATTCCAATACCCATAAAAAATAGAATATACTGCATACTTTGTTTTCACAGGTTGTAGTGAGTGTTGGTATTCGTGTATAATGGTAGTTACTAATTTTTGTAAAGTACGAATCTTATTATGATAAAGAATAATTTGGTTCTCATCAGGGTCAAAAGCACCATAAGTTAGTGGTTCATACTCATCACGAACAACGGATAATGATATAGGTATTTTGTACCTACGATTGATACCCATATTCTTTTTACACCACCGAAATACACGCTCTGATAGCAGTTTTTTTTCAGTTCGTGTCCAATTGGATAGGGACATACGCTGAGGATATTTTAGTTTTCTCATATCTTTTTCAATAAGTATAATGTAAATATACCACACAAATGGTATATTTCCAAATTTTGTATATTAAATTTGCGTTAAGTTTTTTGAGTAAAAAATTAACTATTAAAGTACTCCCTCAAATGAGTAACTTTTTCAAGTCCAGACTCAAAATTACCCTCAACCCACCAAAAAAACTGAGCCCTCTCCCCCGTCATACCATCATTGGGTAATTGATTGAAAAGGTTTTTGGCCTGTTTATGCTGCCCATTATGGATACTCTCCAAAATATACTCATAATACTCTTCTTTGGTTGAAAAACCAAAATCATTTAATAGTTCTGTCATTTTAAAATTATTTAATAATATAATCAATTAATTGGGTAATTAGATAAAAAACCGATATCAACTGATAAGCCATCATCGTCAAAAAGCCAAGCGTAATAATGGCCACCGATTGAACAAATATCCGAAGGGGTTTCATACTCATTGAGGTTGTTTCCATATCAATCATCTTACATAGTAAAGATACGAAGAAAACCCCATATTTCCAAGCTTTCTATATTAAATTTAGGTTAAATTTATCCACATTTTTTGTGGAAAAGTGTCCAATTTATTGGACAGTTCCTACTTAACCCTCTTTTTCCTAAAGAAACCCCCATAAGAACCCACCACAGAGGTTATAATATCCTTTGTAAGAGGTGTAAAGGTGTACTGCTTTAGGTTGGGTATCTCTACGAATTTAACTTCGGTATGCGCTCCCAGAGAGGCTTTTCCTGATACAAAATCACACATAAAGGGTATTAACTCCACATCATCCCCTATGGCTGGTTTGAACTGGTGAAATGGTTGTATTTCTATCCCAAGCTCCTCTCTAAACTCTCTGATTAGTGCCTCATACTCCGTTTCCCCATCATCCACTTTACCACCAGGAAACTCCCAATACCCACCCCAATTGGGGTTGTTATCCAATCGTTTTCCTATTAAAACCTTATCCTCGTTTCTAAGTAATCCGCAAACTACTTTAATCATCCTCTATTCTTCAAATATACCAAATTGCTTATATATGAATGGAGCACCCATTTTTTTCATTGTCATTGCCACCTTCATTGTTACACCAATTATTCCACCCATATTGGTGTTCCAAAATAAAGATTGTATAAAATAGTTATTCACACTTAACTTTAAATTGACTTACAACCGTTGTTGTTGGTGGTACATTGTTAAAATAGTAGCAATCACACACACCCAATTTCGTTGAATGAATTCTTTTATAAAACCCGGATGGGATAGTAGCGCCACCTGGTACTTTTTTAAGTGGTGGTTTAAAATCTACTCTAATGTAGACCTGAATATCATCTGCTTTCTGCCTCATCACCCTCTCAGATTCTTCTAACTCCTTCCACGGACCTCTATTCAAAGATTGGTGTTGAAGAGCAGAGTTTAAATAAGTGAATGTTTGTTTAAGTAGGTTTATATCACAACCAAATGCAGCAGCGGGAGCCATATGTCCCTTATCCCACTCATTTGCTACATAATCCGCATTATCGGATGTATGATATGATTTTTCTTTGTAGAAATCCAAACCTTTACGAGATACTGAATTTTCAGCACATTGAACTCTATACTTAATCCATTTTGGTTGCTCCAAAATTTCGGAATAAACCATTTCAAATATTTGGGTTTTAATATATACACTATCTCTCCCCTGTCCAAAGGAATATAGTGGTAAAAGTAGTAAAAGTAGTATTAGTTTTTTCATAGTATTAATCCTCATAGTGTTTTTTATTATTATCATCATCCCCATCATATAACCAATCGGGTAAATCATCATCAATTGTGTTTATTTCATAAGTATCATTATCATCCCAATCATCATCCCAATTGTAATCACCGTCATATCTCATATTAGATTGGGATTCTAACTCTTCAATACACTCTTCCAGCAAAGTATCTTTAATGGTAAATATTTTTGATTCAATTGTATCAACAGACTCATAATCCTCTTTACTCATCAAAGAACTCAATTGCTTTTCAGTAGAAACCGAACCAATAGATGTTGCATAGTACGCGCCCGCACAAACGTATTCCATATGCTCATATGTTCCTCTTACTTCAAAATCCTCATCAATTTCTTTGAATATCTCACACATTCTATCTACTAAGTTGTGAGGAAATTCGCTGTTAGATGATAGAACTAGCATTGATTCATCGCCAATGAATACATTACTTAATTCAGCCGAACAACTTCCCACACAATTAGTGTCTACATCGGAAATTTGTTCGTAGAATTGGCTTAGTAACCAATCCGAATCATGTGTTTTAGGATTTACAAAAAGAGATGATAGCATAGATTGCAGGTCATCATTGCCTTTGATTCTAATAGTTGATAGTACTCTGTCCATATAAATAAATAGTTTAATTTTGTTCTTCGTGAATTTTTCCTATTGCTTTCACCTCATATTTGTATCCAGAATCTGAATTCGTTTCAAATACATTTGCATAATACTCTGCCGATTCTTCGGTATCAAACTCCCAAACTTCACCATGCCCGTCCAATAAAATCACGGGAACATTCTTTTTAATGAATTTTACAATTACAAAGCTCATTTATCCTCCAAATTAATTTTTTCTAATGGTATTTCTTTTCCTATTTGCTTTTCAACGCTTTTAATTACATTAATTCTATCTTGTGGATTTTTAGATGTACACCATATCCAAGCCAATGATTTTTTTATATTGTCAATTTCACTCTCATACCCTTTGATGTTTTTTTCAATAAGTATTTCATCATCGGTATCCAACTCATATACTATATCATACTTAACTGCTAAATCAACCATTTCTATTAAATTATCAGTATCATATGCCTTTTTTAACCTTAAAAAATCATCACCACTACCCCCTCTATCGGGATGGGTTTTTATAGATAAGTTTTTAAATAATTTTTTGTATTTACTATCAACCTTTTTTTCAATCTGAGGTTTTGATTTTGATGGTTCGGATGTATTGGGTTCATCGGGTCTAACTTCCCCCGTTTCCTCATTCACCCAATACTCCGTAATACCATCTTTTGAATCTCCCCCAGATTCATTTTTTTTATTTTCAGACAAAAACTGTCCAAAAAAGGAGTTAAATTTATTTAGATAAGTATCAAAATCTGATTGCATATCCTCTAACTCCATTTGAATGTATTTACATTTCAAACTATATTTGGTCAGCTTTCGGTTCACGCTTTTCTTCGGGTTCATTGACAATCATACATTCAGTTGTCAATAGAGTCCCAGCAACCGAAACTGCTTTTTCCAATGCGGTCCTTACAACCTTTGTAGGGTCAATTACACCATTTTCAACCATATCAGTATATGAATCTTCCATTACATTATACCCATAAGTATTTGATTCCGCACCTTTAACACTATCAATGATTGGTAGTGGTTCACATCCCGAATTTTGTAGAATTGCTTCCATTGGTGATGAACACGCATTCACTACAATATTATATCCAATATCATAATCGGATTTTTCATCCCTATTCAATCCCTTTGCTGAATGAATCAACGCTGCACCACCACCTGCTACAATACCTTCTTCCATCGCTGCTTTTGTAGCAAGGATAGCATCATCAAACAGGTCTTTCTTTTCTTTCATTTCCACTTCGGACTGCGCACCAACCCTAATTACAGCAACACCGCCTGATAGTTTGGATAACCTTTTATGTAGTTTTTCCTTTTCCCAGTCAGAATTAGATTTACTGATTTCGGTTTTGACATCTTCAATTCTTTGATTGATTTCTTCTTGCGAACCTTTACCACCTACAAGTACAGTTTCCTGCTTATCGGATACTACTTTATCACAATTACCCAAATCATCAATCGTTACATCTTCCAAATCCCCATTTACACCACCAAACACTTTTGTTCCACAAAGTGCAGCCATATCCTGTAGGATTTCGGTTCGTTCAGTTCCAAACCCCGGTGCTTTAACTGCTAAACACCTTAGTGTTCCTCTCGCAGCGTTCACAACCATAGTTGCTAATGCTTCTGCTTCAATTTCGTGTGCTATGATAGCAATCGCTTCATTTTTTGCAGATACATTTTCCAATAGATGAAGAATATCATCCATCTTATTGATTTTACCATCATACAAAAGAACTTTTGGTGATTCCAATGTACAATTTAATCTCTGACGATTGTTAATAAAATAGTGAGATAAATATCCCTTATCAAACAACAATCCTTCTACAATCGTTAGTTCATCTTCAGAATGATTTCCTTCCTCTACAGTGATAACACCATCCCTACCAACTTCTTTTACTGCATCAGCAATCATACAACCAATCTTAGTATCGTTGTTTGCTGATATTGCTGCTACATTTTCAATCTTATCAGTATCTTCCAACTTAATGGAAATTTTAGATAGATTATTAATGATAGTATCAGCTGCATCGGCCATCCCCCTTCTCAAATGGATTGGGTTTGCTCCACTCTTTTCAATCTCACTCATACCCTCATTAAAGATGTATTGAGCAAGTACCGTGGATGTAGTAGTTCCATCACCCGCGTTATCCGCTGTTTGCTGTGCTGCTTCTTTGATTACTTGCGCACCAATGTTAATGGTATTATCAGAAAACTCCACCGATTTGGCAACCGTAACACCATCTTTGGTGATATGTTGTGTACCATCTCGCTGAATGATTACATTCCTGCCCTTAGGTCCCAATGTAACTTTTACTGCATCCGCCAGTTCGTTTACTCCTTTTAGGAGCTTTTCACGCGATTCCTTTCCGTGAAAAATTTGTTTTCCTTTTGCCATAGATTTATTCTCCTTCTGTTTTTTGTTTTACTTCGTTCATTATTTTATTTAAAATATGCTGCTTTAATCTTTCAATTCTGAATTGTGGTTGAGTTCCCCTAATGTTACCCCTATTGTTGTGGTAGCAATTGAAGCAGATGAACCTAAGATTCTCCCTACGATGATTTTTCCAATCATCATCTAAATGGTCTAATATCAAAGGTATATTACCATCACTCAATCTCCGTTCATTGTATCCACAAACATGACAACAATAATCAAATGGTGGGTCTAAAGTATGTCCAATCTTTGATAACCTCGTTTTCAAAGACCTGATTGAATATTCAGGATACTTACCCTCAAAAATATCGTTTATTAGTTTATGGGCTTTTGTTTTCTTTCTTGGTTTTCGTGGAGTTTGGTTTCTATTTAACTTTTGTAATTCCCACAAAGATAAGCCTGATTCGGAATCAATGTATTGTAATGCATATTTTTTGTATGAATTAAAAGAAACTCTCAAAAAAGTAGCGGCTTGCCGATTAGATGGTGTATTTTTCATAGCATACCTAATCTGATTTTCTGTCAGTCCAAGAGGTTCTCTCCCCTTTCCCAACACATAACCATTTTGCAAAACCGTACCCTTTTGAGCCCCCATATTATGAAAAAAAATATTAGTTATCGGATAATTTTACCATCAAAATTTCACTTTCACGGTATAGATTATATTTTACTCCATCAATTTTAATTTGGGTGCCTGTTCCATCTAAAAGAACTTCATCATCCACTCTTAATTTCATAGGTATCTTAACACCTTGCTGAGTAAATAATCCATCACCAACTGCAACAATTTTTCCATTCATTGTTTCTTTTGCAGTTTCGGGTTTGTATAACCCACCTTTTGTTTTTTCATCGTGCTTGCTTACCAAAACAAGCACATAATCATTCATTGGTTTATAGTTCATCATAACTCCTTTTGTTTTTTTGATAAATATACAAAATAATTTTTAAATTACCAAAATTTTCCGTTAATAAAATCTTTTTGTTTTTCAATAGCCCTTTTTAGTTCCTTTTTATCAATAACAACCTTTTCTGCTTTTTTCTCAACAATAGGTTTATTACTAACCAAATTTTTAGATTCACTCCATTCAATTCTTTTTTTTACCAACTCTCTCTCACCATCCGTCATTGATTTCGTTAAAACTGATGATATGTAGCAATACGGGTCTTCTGGGTCATCCAACTGCATATCGGAATAAATGCATCCAGGTTTACTCGCTGATTTGATTTTATAACAAGCCCACCCATCTTTTGAGTGATAGCATTCCATAACATACCCAACTTCTTTTTCAGCATACCATTTATAAGCCACCATATCTTTTACTTTGAAATGGTGTTTCTTTAGTTTGTGTTTATCTTTGTTTACATTTTTTACATTAGGCAGTTCCATACTGATTAAATATCAATACCATTAAATCCACCATTTTTTTCAACTTCAATAGCAGTTGCCCTTTTTTCGGTCGGGTTTTTTACACTTTTGTTGTTAATCAGTATTCGTTCACTTCTACCAATACCCATTACCAATTGGTGGTATGGAATATTTAATAGTTGCATTTCTTGCTTTGTAATCAGGTTGTATTCGGGTGGACGAGCGGTTGTCAATACAATATAATAGCCTGAATTGTACCACTCGTTCATTTTTTTTACAACTCCCGGCAAAGCCATACTCGTTGTTGGGTTAATTTCTTCAAATGGAACCTGATATACAAGCGTTCCATCAATATCACAAAAAATCGTCTTACTCATTTTCCATATTTTTTAAATGTTCAAAATATACATCAACTTCTTCATCCATCATATTTGATAGTTTATCACAATATGAATGATATTCTTCACCACCCTCTAAAAACTTATCTACATTCCAATCTTCCATATCAATATATTCATCCGAAGAATAACCTCTTGCTGCTAGGTGAACGCCTGCAAAATTGAAACCCTCATCTTCAAATTTGTTTTGAATCCAAACATCAGGCTTAATATCAGATAATACTTCTGCTAATTTTTCCACCCAGCCCATAATCGGGTCCCAAGCAGAATCTATATGTATCGTAATAGTTCCATCATCACCATAATCACTCACACACCCATTAAACCACTTTGCTCCACATCTGTTTTCTACCCAATACCTATCATAATCACTACCACCATTGGGCCATATATTATCAAAAAGAGCATTTACCAATTGAACTGTTGATGTTGTTTCAAATGGGTTATCTGATTCGGTTTTTGGTTGAAAAATTTCTTTAATTTTTTCTACCACAGCATCATCGGCATTGTTGATGGTGATATAATTAAATACGGTATTTGCCATAAAAATATCTAATGTGTAATGTAGTTGTTGTTAGTTAATTTTAACCTTTAAGTAAATCTTTTTTTAATTTTAAATCAAATTTGTCCATACGAGAATCAATCCCTCGCTCAACTTTATCAATATCTAATCCTATTCTAGTATGAACCTCATCTATATCTTTATAGATTTGATTCTCCAAATTATCAATCCTAAGATTTAGGAGTTGTAATTCTTCTCTCGTTGATTGAATCAGTTCCGTGTTCTGCATCTGAATATTGGTTATTTTTTCAGAATACCTATTAAATGTTTTTACCACACTAAACCAAGCCACAACCTCAGCCAACACCAAAGCTGTAACTAACCCTAATGCAAAATAAATAATTTCCATAATTTTTTTCCTTTCTTTTTTTATTAAACAACAACTAACACTACACAATAGATAATTTTCTTTTTAAGTTTTTAATATGTTTACACTCCGAACCCCTACCGAATTCATAAGCAGGGCAGTTACATATAAATCGTTTATGATTAAAAGATGTAACATTGTAGTATTTGAGCCTCTTTGTTTTTTTATCACGAGAACCCATTTCAATGTAAACTTGTTTCCAATCTAAACTCATATCTTTTATTTATTTTAGTAGTCAGGACAGGATTCGAACCTGTATTAGGGCTTACGACCTATGATACTCTATTTACTACAACGCCATGTAGCCACCTGACTATTTGTTTATTTTTCTAAAACATACCGCATCATTTCTTGCATCTTGAGAATCAAAACTTTCATTTCATCCTCATTAAGATACAACCTACTGTTAGGTGTTTTATCATCTAATTCTTTGGTTTCTATGATGATTCCATCGAACTCTTCCGTGGGGTAAATTCCAACATTCTGTTCTTCTGTTGAAATAATAGTTTTAATCCAAACTTTGTTTTTCATAACTTTTTATTTTTTTTGTAGTCAGGACAGGATTCGAACCTGCGGAGAACGGCTTGATAGTTTCTGCGCGAGGGCTACTTAATTCGCCACCCCTCAATCCTTGTTCTCAATTACGCTGCGGATACCACCGCCACCTGACTGTGTTGAGGATGAGAAGTCCTCTGTGTTGTAAGTGTTTTCATAATTACTTCTAATTATCTACATTCCTTTCTCAAGAGAACAACACAATGTTGATTACTGTGCTACAGCAGCAGTAGTATCAACACTTCCACCACCCACAGTGTCTTGTGAGAGAGTTGAATCTACAGGTTCACCCATAGTTTCAGTTGTGGTGGTTTGGTTGTTTGAGCAAGCCGTAACTGTTACAGCAAGCATCAAAATTGCGATTAGTTTTTTCATATTGTTTTTTTTGTTTTTTGTTTAAAAATCATCATAACCATAAGGTCAGGCGTGCTTTTCTTCCCAAATTCGTAAAGTTTCATCAATTTCTTCGGGAGAAAGTTTATCTGCTAACTCTTCTAATTCGTTAGCAACATCATCAGAACACATGCCATAGGTCTCAATCATACGATTAGCCTTCTCTTGAAGGTGAATAAATCGGCGAACATTTTCGTTTCTCACAATAATGGGGGTTAGTATCTCAATCATTACATAGTAAATATACAACAGAAAAATGGAGTTTCCAAACTTTGTATGTTAAATTTAGGTTAAATTTTTAACTTAATTAAGCCATCATCAGTTCATTTTTAAGTTGTTCCTGATAGGGGTTATCCGACATCACAAATGTATCGTATTACTGGTGTTACCAATCGTTTTCAGAACCAACTTTTACTAAATCCACACTTTCTGAATAATAACCGTTTGATGAGCCATACCAACGAATATCTACATATCCTTTTATGGTTGCCAATTTGTAAAATGTCCAAGTGAACGAATATTCATAATCGTAATAGTTATCACCTTCTTCAAGTTTCTTCTTTTCCTTTTCAGCTAATTGTTCAGGCGTATGTTCACTTGAACTGTTTTCTTCTGCAACCAAAATAGGGCTACCTACCAAATCATTTAAGTCACCGTTGATGTCATCTATTGATACACCTTCGCAACAATCTTGTCTGTGGTACATTTTGTATTCAGTTCCATCATCAACGGTAAAAATTATTTCATCGTTGGCTTCGTTTTTTACTACGGCAGTTAATGTTTTGCCTAAAAGTTGTTCAATTCCTGTTTCCATTTTAGTTATATTTAATTTTATGTATTTTCTTATATTTTTAAATTATACCATAGGAAATCCGGCGCGGGAAATAGTTGTTGATGGTAGTGGTTTAGAATTTTTAGCTACCTACCAATGCAGCAACCAACGCATCGTGCGCTGCTCCTTTAGGTTGTTTAATCATTACACCATTATAATTGGTGTATTGTGGTGCGGATGAACTCCAACCTTTTGAGTGATTACTAAAAGCCCGTTGGCCATAGTTAGCAGCAACCATTGGTGATACCTTTCCAATATTATCCCATCCACTTTCCCACTTTTTCAATTCGGTTTTTTCCTTAAAAGTGATACTATCTTCGGTAAACCCAGCAATCATTTTAGTTGGTGCTTTACGGAAAATGTTTTTACGCTCCTCACGATTTATCTCAATAAACAATACTGAGCGGACTTTTACCCTACAAACCTTTAGGTTCATAGTGTAATCCTTACCATTCACTGGGATGGTCACTGCGACAACTTTACCTTCCAAACTTTGTAGTTCCATAATATAGGGGGGGTTTTTTTATCTTACATAGTAAAGATACGAAGAAAAACCCATATTTCCAAACTTTTGAGATTAAAATTCCATTAAAGTTATCCACATTTGTGTGAAAAAGTGTCCAATTTATTGGACAGTTGGGTTATTTGTATGGAAACAACTTATTTAGGGTTTCCTGCCGTTCATCACACCCACAATCAGATTGTCCTGCAATGTGGGCTATTTTTTCAGCCAACTTATCCAATTTGGTTGCCGATGTTACCTTTGCAATGGTATCACCCAAACCTTTACTTTTTTGCCCTTTTTCTACGCCCATTTTGTATCTCCGTTTCAAACTTTAAATAGTTTAATTTATTTTGGTAATCAAATAATTCAGTATAACCACCCTCTTTTACACAGCAATTACCTGTTGTGTGGATTATGTGAGCAATACTTGCGCACTGATTTAGGGGATAATCAAACATATTTGATAATATTAAAATGACATCATTAAAAGAATGGATATCATCATTATGAATAAATAATTTTGCCATCGGGTATATCAAATTTTTTCTGATATTTGTTTAGGTAAATTGGTATTTCGTGCTCATTACACAACTCTGCTAATATTGGACGATTAGACCTATCCAACACATAGATAATATGAGTTTGGCCATTACTACCAAAATCTACTTCATACTTTAGCTTTTTTACTCTTATTTTCATTTAGTTTCTCCATCCTATCGGTAAAGTTTTTCAACTTTTGGAGTTTTTCGTATTCTTCGTGTTTTAGATAAAAATCAACTAAATGCGGAATTACAAGCTTTTTATAATCCGCAATACCACGCTTCCTACTTAGAACAATCTCCAAAGTATCATCCATTGCCTTTTTTTCGTATTCGTTTACCATCTTATATATATTAAAAAAGTTTTAATAAATCGTTAAATCTTGATTGTACTAATGATTCAAATATACGAACTTTTTTCTCAGGAACAAAGTGGTCTACCACTAATTTTGTTTTAATGTTTATGTTTGGGTATTTTGATTTAAGTTTATTTACCGCTTGAATGTTTGATGGAGAATCATCCATAAAGGCTATATCGGTATATCCTTTTTCTATATGCTTTTCAATCCAATCTGCTTTATCTTTTGGATTATTACTACCTAATGCAACGGGATATACATCTAAACCTAATTGGGTTTTAAAAAAATGTCTAATTGGAAATCCTAAAGACCTGGCCGTTAATATAGTTACTTTTTTGGATGGGTTTGATAGCATTCTTTTTAGTAATTCTACATTCTTTTTAATTAATTTTGGTTCTTTTAAGAGTTTGTTGAATTCCCCAAAATCAAATTTATCGCCGGGTTTTTCCTTATAAACAGCATATTCACCTGGTGTAAGCATGGATTCTTTTCCATCTGAGTGGATTACTCTTATTTTAGAAGATGTCTTTACTAAAGTATCATCTAAGTCAAATATTCTTAAAACTTTTCCCATACATATAAATATACAAAAGAAAGTTTAATTATCCAAATTTATTTTACTGGACTTGATTTAGTATCCTCACCCCTCTGTCTTGCTTTTCTTCCTGCACAATGTGCTTTTTGAGAAAACCCCTTTGGATTATTACAATCTATGGATTTTTTGTATTTTTTAGACCAATCCTCATTGACTTTTTTTTTAAAAGTTCAACGACCATATTTTCAATAGTTTTTAACTTATCGTAATATTTCGGGTCCTCAAAGATGTGGTCTTTTGCAATCTCAAATGCAACTTTCTTATCATCCGTATGTTCCATCTCCACTTTCACACCTTTAGCAATTTGAGATTTTATTTCATCCACACCAATACCATGCTTTTTTGCCAAATCATTTAAAGAATACTTATCTGCCATTCCGCCAGGAAAAGCATCTTCAAAAACTGATGGTGTTTTTATTTTGGCCCAACCACCGCCTGGTACATCAAATAAACGAGATGGAATAGGGATTATACCATCCTTTGGTAACTTACTCCAATACTGCCTATCAATATGTATCACCCGTACCATATAACTTCTGGTTCTATTATCAGCACCAACCATTTCTACTTCAACAGGTACAGGCGCCCCACCAATCTTTAACTTACCTTTGTATATACTACCTTTAGTATGTTTTGCTTCCTCTATACCAGCTTCGGGCGAAGGTGTTGGTGCAGGAGTTGGTTCTTCTGCGGGTGGTTCTTCTTCTTTTTTCTGAAGCAGGTCTATTGGAAAAGCATAGGTGTATCCACCACATCTTTTCCTAAACTCTTGTTCAGTTTCACCCTTTAGTTTTGAGGAGCACGTCGCCATTTTTTGTAATCCTTATATTTTCTTTTATAAATTTAGATATTGTTAGTTTGGATTCCACCAACTTTTCAATTTTCTCTCCTAAAGGTCTACCAATTGTCATTGATACATAAAATCCAATCGCATCTACAATTCCAGTACCATCCCAATCAGATAAAGTTGCTATTGTAGGTCCAACCTCATACTCATATTTTTCAATAAGTTTTTCTTCATCACTCCCATTATAAATTGCGGTTGGGAACAACGAAGCAACTTTTTTAGATTCGGAACGAAAGTTAGCATCCCTCAAAGCACCTATCAATATATGCTTTACTGCGAATTGATGTTCCGAACTACCTGGCTTTAAATTATTAAGTTTTCTTTTTAATAGTTGAGATACTTTTAAGTTTAGTTCACGATTTAATTCGTTTATACTACCCTCTTTTACTATTGCTTTTAAATGCTTTTTGTATAAGTGCGCAAGAAATGGTATTAGTTCTTTTACCATTTTATCTTTATCGGCATCGGATACGGGTTTACCCATTCTTTCTTTTCTATCCAGTGCTTTTTGGTATGATGTGTTAGTTCTACCACCTGTATCTTTATTTTGGTATGTAAATGATATTGGTGTATTGTAGATAGCATTGTATGCCTGGTCTTCTAAATTATTCTTTGTTATTACCAAAGCCTCTTTTAGAGGTTTTTTATTTTGTTCACATCCACAGTCCATACTTATACCTTTCTTATTCCTTTATGATTATCTATTTTATCAAGTATTTCATTTAACAAGCTCATCTTTATGTATCCAGCCATAGATGCGTTTTTAAGTGCGCTTACTAACTGAAATACCATAAATGGAACAACGATTACTTCACTCAACCACCCTGTACCACTAAATCCCTTTTCAACCATTAATATTGCGGATAGTATCATTATCCAAACAAATGTGTTTCTTAATACACTTAGTGCTTTATGTGTTTTAAATCCCTCTCTTTTTGAACCGGCGATTATTCCAAATATACCATCTAAAAACATTACACCAATTACTGCGGTGTATTGGTCTTGATTGTTCATATATAGATTAAGAAAATAACTGCATATAAAAGCACATAGTGCTGATACGGATGTTATTGTTAATATCAACGGATTGGTGAGTATTTGTAATTTACTTGTCATACTATTCGTTCTTTAGTTTTTGTATTTCCGTTCTTAATAAATATTCTTCTACACTATCGTTCCACTTTTTCAAACGTATCATTTCAATCTTTTTTTCAACAACAAATTCCAAAGAATCAGCTTTCGTTTTTGCTTTTCTAGCTTTTTCGTATTTTATTTTTTTAGTGGGGGTGTATGCTGAATCACTCTGTCTAATAAATTCCTCTTCAATTATCTTTTCCCTACTTTGTGATATGTTATCAATCTCCCCTTCTAACCCAGATATTTTATCTAGCAAAGCGGATTCAACATCTAAAAAGTTTTTTTCGGCACGCATATAACCATAATTATATCCCGCTATCCCACCAATAAAGGCAATTATTAATATGTAAAATTTTTCTAATCGCATTCTTCTACTAATTTAACTACAGTTTGTTGTAATTTTTCAACATCCTGCTCTAATTTATTAATTCTAACTTTCTGAGCTTCTATTTGTTCTTTGTAAACCATCCTATTATCAACATACAAAAAAACGATCCCCACCAAAACCAAAAACATAATGGCTTTGATGGGGTCTTTTATAAAATCCTCAAATGATATAGGAAATTTCATTTTTTATTTAAGTAATGCGTAATATTCTTTAAAGTGTTTGATACGGTCAGGTAAACCAATTGTACCACCGTTTACTCTTTTAGTAATTGCGGTTACATCAGCATCAGTTGCGCCCTTATCTGCGATAGTATTCAAGCCATTGCTAGACCAAAACCAAGCAGCTGATAATAATGGATACTTTGTTGCTACTAAATCTGGGTTTGCAGCGATATCTTCGTTGATAGCTTTACCAAAAGCTACATAGTTGTTCTTACCTGTCAATTGAATATAACCTCTACCTCTGAATTTGTATCCATCACCACTTGCTTCATCACCATTACCCATTCTACCACCATATACTAAGTTAGCAATCTTCTCAGGCTTTCTTTCATATTGAAGAGCTTTAGCTTCAGTTGGGAAATATTTTTTAAAAATACCCAACAAACCTTTTGCACCATAGTTTAAATTTTCTTGAATGGCTTTAAAACCAGCACTCTCGTGACCACATTGTGCTAAAAAGTGAGATAATCTCAAAGCTGAATCAATTTTGAATGTACTCATCACAGACGGGATTTGTCCAATTACTCCATCAGGAACATGCCCTTTTAACTTATTAATATCCATAAATTATCCTTTCGTTTTGTTACTTATATAAATATTGGTTTTATTTTTTAAATGCGGATTCTAATGATTTTCTTAAAGCAGAACTAAATTCGGTTCTTTCAAATGGTAGGTTTTCATCTTGCAATTGTAAAATCGTAGAAGATACTGATGTTTTGTTTGTACCTTCCCCAAAATACTCTTTACCATCCATCGTTATTTTAGTTTTTACAACAGTTTTCTTTTGCTTAAATTCAAATGGGCCCACTCTAATACCTTTCGTTGGTGCTTCAATTGATAAAATTTCTACAGTTACTGGTCTACCATCATCGCAGAGTGCGTATTTATCATTTACCAATTCAGTAACGATTTGTTTTGCACCATAAGTTAATTTTGTATCAGGCACTCCATTCATATGAGCAAGTGTGATAACGCTTGAAATAAAGTAACATACTATTGTGTTCATTGTGTTCTCCGTTTAATAAGTTAAAGTTGATTGATTTGTAAATCCTGGTGATAATAAATATAGGTTTGTTGTACCTCCACTCAAAGGAGTAAAAGTATAGGTAGATTGAACTCCTGGTATTGAACTTCTTAAATCGGTTGTGCTGGTGGTTAAGGTTGTCCATTGTGAGTTTGTGAATAGTAAAGTTCTTTTAGTATAAGCCAACCCATTCACCCTTTTGATTATTGTATTTATATCCCCAATCGTAATATTATTATCACCATTTAATTCATATTTGTGGTAGTGGTAAGACCTGAGTGGTGTTCTTTGTAATATAATATCATCAACTCCTACAAAATCAATAGAAGATAGATTTGAGGTTGTAGTTGGGATTACTACTTCAATATACCATTCATCTCCGTTTGTTATTGGCTGTGAAAATGAATATTCCCCTAAAGTGTTTGTTGTAGATGTGGTTTGTTGAGTCCAAGAAGTGAATGTTGGTGCTAATACACCCAACTCCGATGTTTGTAATGAATAGGTACTTTGATTGGGTCTTTTCCAAACAACAGCCAATCCATCACCCCCACCATATTCTTGCATCCTTGCTCTAAAAGTGTATTGAGTCCCCGCTACTAAGTTTATATTCCCATATATCGGCCCACTCATTCCGTGTCCACCATAATAACTTACTACAAAAGTTCCACCAATGAATAAATCACTACCATCATCTGAATTTATACCAAATGAGTATGTCCCACTTACAGCAGGTATAAATGTCCCCGTAACTTCAACCGAATAGTAATCTCCATTATTGGGAACAGTTGCACCTGCATTTCTTATAGTTGTAAATGTATTAAAGTTTAAGCAAGTTGTTGTAGGTAATGTCCCCGACCATCTGAGTTGAGTATTCGTAAAGGTTGTATTGAACAATCTATCAAATTCAGTTGTGTTCGTTGGATGCGCCACATATTGTGATGTGTTTCCATTTCCAGCATGCGTTGAAAAAACCTTTACATCCATCACATTAGATAATCCAATTGTTTGACCCCTCTTAAAAAGTTTTGTAAGTATGTTTGAAACAGGTACATCGTTTTCAGTTCTGATAATGCCTGAGTGTGTAAAAGGTATGAAGGGTGTAAACAATACAGATGAATTAGAAGTCGGACTCCAATTAACACCATTTCTACCTGTTGTTGTGATTATTTGTGAGTTATTGTTGTTTGATATCCCTTGAAGAGATGCACCAGAAGAACACCCCGGATGTGTACTGACATTTATTTGTATTGTATTTGTTGTTTCTGATAATACGATTTGAAAATCCGTAAAAAGTGTGGTGCTGGAATTACAGCTATAATAACCTATATGATAACTTACAACAAATTTTCGGTTTGGAGATGAACCAATGGTTTGGTATCTTACAAAGTAACCAGAGATTGGAAATAAATCCATAGCATTGGCATGAATACCATTACTTACTACACTATTAGGCGAACCACCAACAATATCACCACCTGCATTTGTAAAAGATATCCATCCATTAGAACATATATTGACTGTTGTAAAATTTGTTCCCCAATAACTGAATGTAAAACCTATTGGTAAATTAGATATAGTTTGGTCATCCCCCAAAGTTAAAGCAGTCCCAGCAGTTGATTCGTATGAGTAGGTTGGTGTTGATTGGGTATAACTCATTTGCCCAAATACCGAAAATGGTAGTAATAGTAATAATATCAACTTTTTCATCATAACATCAATTTAGTTCCTGTTAATACCTGCCAATTTAAGAATGTTTGATTCAATTGATAAACGCCTGAAAAACTTATAGTCCATTTAAACTTATCAGTTACTTTCAAATCGGTATTCACCATTGGTATGAATAAAAATCCACTCTTATACCATTGCCCTGCATAGAAATAAATATAGGGAGAATACACAGCTAATCCAAGAAAATTAACACCAATTGATTTTCCACCTTTAAAGTTTGTAAATCCCCCACCAATCAAAGACCAATTTCTAAAAGTATTTTTACTAATCTCACCCAATGTAAAGGTTGTTCCTCCCATAAGTGTTATCTTATTTATTTTTTGGGCATTGAGTAGGGAAGCAGTTAAAAACCAATCTTCTTTAAAGTTACTCATATACGATGTAGAAAATATACCCATATACTCTTTATACTTTAAAGAACCATACCCCGATACATTTAATATGTTTTGTCCAGTTTGATAGTTTATGTTTATACCCTTAATAAAGGTTTGTGAGGTATTGACATGAGTTAGAGATGTATTGAATCTGAAATTATCACTACCCTTTTTTGTAATATCTGAATCGTTTCTTATTATTACAATATCCCCCGTTGCTATTAAAGCACCATTTGATACTTTGGATGATGATTTACTCTTTCCACCACCACCTCCTCCTCCACCATCACCACTATTTTCACTTTCACCACCACTTGCCGTTTGTTGGTTTTGTTCTCCCACTACACCATCTCCACCACCTTCAGTTGAGGAATTGCTGTTATTGTTGTTATTATTGCTTCCACCATCACTTCTCGGTGCGGGTGGGGGTGTGGGTATGCTTCCAACAGAACTGCCGATAGAACTCGCCATAGATACTACTGATGTTAGGTTAGCAACTCCTCCCGCAGTTACACTACCTATAAAGTTAGAAACATTATTTGATGCTTCCGCTCCTTCGGCTGCGCAAGGGTTTGAGCCGGGAGGTAAAGCATCTCTGATAGATTGTACCCATTGTTCATACGCCCCACCACTCAATTCAGCATAGGTAAATATGCGGTATTGTCCCGCATAAAACATTGTTACTTCGGATGATTGTGTTTGTAGTTGAACTGATTCAGTTCTACCATTACATGGGTTGATATAAGAATAGGTGAAACTCTGAGCGTGTACACTCAAAATTCCACCTATAATTAAGATAGTAGTAAGTAGTAGTTTTTTACCAACCATTTTGCTCAAGACGCTTTACGAGGTTCATTGTCGCAACCTCCAAAGCCTTCTGAGTAGCAATACCAACGGTTGATTGGTCAAATCCCATTGTAGGGTTTTTAAAGTAACCCTCACCAAATTGAGTAGATTGTCCTTGACCTGAAGCAACTATAAATTGTGAGTTTTCTACATTTACTAAACGAATTTGGATACCCATAATGGTTGTATTCGTTTTCTTTAATTTACCCTTATCATAGTTTTCTGCGTATGAAACTGAAAAATCATAGATTTCAGCATAAACTATGTATTTAGGTAAACGAATACCCTGCATTTTAAGTTTTGTTTTACCATCATCTAAACCATCAATCTTCTTTTCCCACGCATCCAACATTTGGTTTACAACGGCATCTTTTTCTTCAGTAAATTCAAAACGATTAGTATATAATAGGTTTTCTATAATACGATTAGATACACCTAAGCCAAGTCTTTTCTCTCTCAATTCAGGAAATGTCTCCCAAAGTTCTTTGTTTACATTTAATTTTGAAAGTTGAAGCGTTTGTTTCTTACCTGTGTAGGTAGAGATAGATTCTAATGTTCTATCTGTCTTTTCAAAATCCGCTTGATATTGTGTAGTTGATATAGATGATTTACACCCACTCAATAACAACAAGCAACTTACGATTGGAATTAAAACTATTTCTCTCATTCTTCACCTTCCTGTTCTGCTTGTTTAGCTCTCAATCTCTTCATTCTCTCAGCAGGTGTTTCTTTCTTTTCTTCAACAGGTGCTGCTGCAGCAGGAGCTGCGGTTTGAGCTGGTGCTACTTCTCTGATAGTTTCCTTTTCTCTGATTACAGTAGTTCCACCACCACTACCTGCGGATGAATTACTTTGGTTGTTGTTCTCCAAATTAAGATTGATTACTGGTGCTGCGGCAGGTGCGGCCTGTTCCGTTTTGGTTTCTTCACTATCGTTTCCACCACCACCGAATAAGGTTGTGGAAATCCACACACCACCACCCGTAACTACAGTGGCGAGTGTTCCAACGATGGTCTTTTTTAATCCACCCCAAGTACCATCATTTTCTGTCTCTTCTGCCATTTTTTCTCCTTTTTTAGAATTTAAATATTTTGTAAACTTTTTGCTTTTCGTTAGTGGTTAATCTTACAAAGTAAAAACCTGTCTTTAAATCACTAACATTGATTTTTTTCGTAACTACTTGATTTTGATTTACGAACTCTTTTTCTGAATAAAAGTTTTTACCCATATAATCGTAGATTTCGTATGTTAAATATCCCCAATCAGTTTGGAAATAATCTATGTTTAAGTTGTCTTGAACAGGGTTAGGATATACTCTGAATCCATTCACCAATTGGTCTACCAACTCTCTTGCTCTTCTACCATTAACCACAGTCGCATCTACAGGTGAAGGGATGATATTCAAATCTTCTGCTTTTTCATTTCCCGCTGCTTTGTTGGTTATTTTAATAGGTGATTGTTCCCAGTTTTGATTTAAGATTTCAAATTGGAAATTGAACATTTGAGTTGGGTTGGTGATAAGTGATGGAGACATTTTAGATTCGTGTCCACCCCAAGTTATCTCACCAGGCTTTGCTGAAATGAATGCGTTCCAAGCACTTGCTTCAGGCCCTACATTAACATTTGTAAACCTAAAAATGGTTGGGTCATACTTTAAAGATAATTGTGCCGCACCTACTTTGTTTCCGTGTGTGATAAAGGTAACAGCAACATTTACTGAATTATCATCTGAAATAGTTAATTTAGGTATTCTAAATTGAACCGAATCTTCAATGTTTTGATAGATTGTTCCTTCATCCAATACATAAGATGTTCCGCTTGTTGGGTTGTTTACTCTTTGAATTTGGAATGATAAGTTGTTTAATCCAGTATTTGTTACATCCCCTAAAACATACCCTCTATAACTTAACGAACTTAATCCATTCAATGGAACATCAATGTTAGTTGTACCTATGATATTGGTTTGGAATACATCTGGGTTAGCCATAATCGTAGCGTATTCTCCTGCGGTATAATACCTAATATTGTATTCATTTGCTACTACAGGAGACCAAGTAGTTCTACCTGTTGCTAAACGATTAAATATTAAATAAGCATCGGATACGGATAATGTGTTATTGCGGTTTACATCACCTTGTTGGAACTCGTATGCTTGGGCAGTATCAGCGTAAATACTCATATCGGATAATCTATAAGCATCGGTAATGTTGATAGCTGAATTATCAGATAGGGTATCTAAATTTGATACTAACTTAACATTGTAGAAAGATGTATCGTATGGGATTTTAATTCCTGCTAAACCAGCAGCGTCTGTTACAAATCTTTCACCACGACTATAAGTTTGTGTGGTTTTCAGTTTGTAATCAAATGCGAATGGCATATCCGGCGCAGGTGTTCCATCTACATTTAATAAGGTTACGGGGAACACCAAAGTATCCATTTGGAATCTACCTCCGTAGCTGTAAACACCTAAAGCGTTATCAACACCAGCGGTTGTGGTTGCTATGTTTGTGTAGGCAGGGGTAGATTGAACTTCTAATGAATCAACGGAAGAAGGATTGAACCCAACGGCGTGTGGGAGTAAAACTTCAAATATAGCACCATCTGGCCAATCAAATACTGCTGATGTCCCAGTATAGATTGCCGTTGCGTTTACCCAACCAGGCTGACTATAATAAGAACCATACTTTGTACCGATTCCTGCTGCGGTTGGTCCCCATTTTACAATAGGTTGCTTGAAAGCTGCGGTAGGGTAAAAAAATCTTACCTGAAAACCAGCATAACTTACTGCAGTTGGATTGTGATAGTGTAAATATACTACAGTAGTGTCCTCTAATACACTACCCAATGTAAACACCGTATCAATCAAAAAGTGTGGTGAGTTTGAGTTTGGTGATACTAATACTTCCGTTCTTCCGTTTTGAGCAAATGCTCCAAATGGTAAAAGTAACGCAAATAATAAAATAAGTTTTTTCATTTTACTCCTTTAAGGTTTAATTATTCTTCATTTGATGATAGCGAAACCCCATCTTCTTCGTCCATTTTCTGAACAAGCATCTTATCTCTATCTTCATTAGAGAACCAAAAGTCTACTACTTTGTTTAGATTACCCACAAAAGCACCTAAAAGGATAAGTAGTAACTCTTTCCACGCTTCTTCAATACTTGCTTTGAACATTACTGCTAAAACAATACCGAATATGATAAAAAAGAATGTAAATAAAATTAATAATGTAATTTTCCAACGATTTGACTGCATCGTTTGGAGCATGAAATTGAATCTTTGGTCGTTTTCAACTCTTTGAAAATCTTCGTTGTATAGTAATTTGTTAATAAGTCCCATAATTATTCCTCCCCTTTGTCGCAGTTACAATCTTTCTTTTTGAAAATCTTATCTGCGGATGCTAAACCTAAAGCTCCAAAAGCAAGTGCAGCAACTGCATTTACTAATGAATCAGCTGGGGCGATGTGGGATTCGGTGAATTGATTGTGGTACATTGTAACACATAGTGTCAATGCTGATAAAATACCCACAAATCGTTTGGATGAAAATCCTCCTTTTTCGTCTTGGAAGATTTCAGTAAAAAATCTCTTCATAGTCTTGTCCTTTCATTGTTTTTAACATAACCAAATTGACAAAACCAAATTTAAAACCTTATATAAATAGGTAATTTTTTGGAATAACCCACTCCATTCCGAATGGGTCTGAAACTTTTATTTCATTTCCCAGAAGTTCTTTTATCTGAACTCTCTCCCCCTCTAACAGGCTTCCCCTGTGGTTGGAGAATGTCATCAACATTCTCACCCTTTCTCCCTTTTTTGGGCTTAAACTTTTCAAATCCTGCGGGTTCTCCATAATCATAATTTTTTAAATCTATTTTAGGCATAATTATTCACAATTTTTATTAAATCATTTTCGTAATGTCTTACTGAACTAATATGGAATTTAAATATATCCATTTCATAATAACCAACTGATATTTCATTCTCTGTTAAAATCTCCGATAATCTTTCAATAAATATAAAGTTATTTTGGTTTAACATCGTACCATCAAACTCAACAACAATATCATTTTCACAAATAGGGTCGTGGTGGTTAATTAAACGAATTCTTCTACTTAAATCAAACTTTGTATTTTTTTGTTCTTCATCAATGTAATTGGTGGTTATCATACCATATCCATCTTCTATGTATATTTTATCACACCAAGGTTCTAATGCCCTCAACAACTCTAAATTACAATTCTTTACTACTAACCCAACACCATATTTGTGGGGGATGATTGGATACTGATACTCATCGTTTTTTATCCAACTACCCCATTTACGCAGGTAGTTTCGGGCAGCAGATTGTTTCATATTATGAAAATCTACATCTTTGGTAACTTGCTCTATTCCATCCTGAAACTGACCTCCTCTACAAGTTAGATGATACACAAAAGCTGTCCATATTTGTGTAATATCATATCCATTTAAAATAAATCTATTAAAAATATCACTATCTTCGTGATAAGAGTGAAAAGTTTCATCGTGCATCCCAATTTTAGTAATATCTTCTTTATAACAAGCCCATGGAGCAAATATCCCTTTGGTTGTTATGTTTTGATTTTTCGTAATTAACTCCCTCACAAATTCATCAAATTCTTCTTTTTTAAAATCTTCAGGATAAAGTCCAAAGTTTTTAACTATTTTTTCTTTTCCTTCTGGGTGTAATGGTGGTTCAATTCTAGTTCCGGCTACAATACTACCCCGTTTCAAAAACTTTAAAATATTTTCATCAAACCCTCTAGCCACATACATATCAGCGTGAAACATACAAACTATTTCAGTAGTTGCCATTTCAATACACTTATTATAAGCATGGGCAATTCCTTGTGGTTTATTTAAATCATTTTTAAGGTATTGAATTCCGTTTTCAATTAACCATGTTTCTGTCCCATCCTCATCCATATCAACATAGACAATAATATGGTGTTCAATAGCACTATTTTCTTTAATAGATTTAATACTATTTTTTAAATATCTAAGATTGTTTTTGCTTGGGATACAAAAAGTTATTTTATTCATATCAAACCCAATGTGTAAATTTAACTCCAATTTTTTCAATTTCTTTTATCAATTCAATTGTACTGTTTTTATCTTCCCCATTTTCTAAAATAGGATACATATCTTTGTGTGAATGAAACTCTACAAATAAATCATTTAGATATTGAATTGAATTATCTTCTATCATTTTTCTCAAAACAGCATATTCCGCACCTTCTATATCCATTTTAACAACTATAAAATCATCTTTAGAAAAATTTTGTATTATAAATTCGCTAAAATCCAAACACATTACATCAATAGAGCCATAGTAATTTTTTCCTATATGGTTTTTATATATAGATGATGAATCGGTGTTTGGGTATGCAATATTAAACGTAATTATTTCATTATTAGTATATATTGCTTTATTAATGTAATGAATATTATTGTGAATATTTTGTTCGTTGTGCTCTTGCCATAAATAAGTGTTAGGTTCAAATGAGTATATTTCCCAACTACTATCCATATTATACATTTGTATGAATTTCATTAAACCCTCTGCCAAATGTGTCCCGCAATCTAAAAATATTTTTTTCATACTATCTAATTATTATTTTGGTAAACACAATAAGTTATGACCAGATTTCGGTGATATATCAGTATGTGTTTTAATTTTATTTCCTAAATTGTTAATATCAAATACACCATTACGTTCATCATAGCACTCATAGTTTAAATCGGCTATAACATATAATAGTTCATCTATTTCTTTAAAATTTAAACCATCGTATAATTCTGTTATTAATACAGGTTTACATTCAGTTATAATAGGTTTAAGGGTTGGAATTATATTTTTATCATGTCCTTCAGCATCTATTTTGATTAAACTAATATTATTTATTAAATTATTGTGGTGTTCTTTTAAAAAATCGGCTGTATTTACAGCAAAAACATCCAATGGAATAGTATGGCCGGTGACCCCGATACCAGCATTTAAAGATTCCGCGTATCCGCCATTACAAAAACCATAGTCGGAATAATGAAAGGTTAAGTTTGTATTTTTTGTAGAACACGCTAAATTGTAAGGAATAATATTTTGATGTATGGTTGAATTTAATTCCAACACTTCATAAGCAACTGGATTTGGTTCGAATGAAATAACTTTATTTGCAAATAGTGAAAAAGCTATGGACATATTTCCTACTTGGGCACCAATATCTATTACATTTGAATTTGGTCTAATTAACTTCTTTATATTATTTAATATGGTATTGGTAAATAATTCGCGTTGCTCCCAATTTCCTTGATATGGGTGATTCCATTTATAATATTTAAAATTATATTCAATAATATTGTAATTAACAATACTGCTTGAATAGTGAAAGTTATTTTTTTTTAAAAATTGTATAACTTCTTCTCTGTATTCTTTAATTTCTTTTAACATAAAATTTTATTTTTAAATTTTTCTAATTCATTTAAAAGATTTGCTTCAGCGTGTCTTTTAAACTCCAATTGCTTATCAATTAAGTGTAAATATTTTTGATATGGATTATGGCGGTATTTAAAATTTTCTATAACTATTACTTCTTCTAGCACAAATTGTTGTATATTGTAATTACAGTTCTTCATTATATCACAACACAACATAACATATGTATCATCCACACCATATGGTCCAAATGAATCAGGAATATCTGTTAATTTTAATAATTTAGTGGATAGCAAATTAAACCAACCACCACCGAATTTAAAATAATTTATACTTTTTAAATTTACATCACCACTAAAAGAATAGTTGACAATTTTAAAAGGATCAACATTCCTATATCTTTCTAAATTTGGTGATAAATTGATAAAATTTTTGTTTACTAAAGAATCCCAACTATTATCCCACATTTTCATTATTTCCGGTGATATAACGTAATAATCAATATTAATTTTTTTAGAAGATTCTATCAAATAAAAAAAATGCTCGGGTTTAAATATAACATCACAATCTAAATAAAGAATATTATCAGAGGTGGTTGAACGTACAGCTTCTCTTCTTTTATCATCACACCCCATACATTTACTATCATCATCAATCACAAACTGAGTTTCCGCCCAATCCCACAATTTTTTTATTTGATTAAATTTATCAATGAAAAATTGTTTAGGTATTTGTGATTTTTTCCAGTCAACTAAATTTAAATTTAAAGTGGTATCTATTATTATTTTATCTTCTGGATTCAGATAATAACTACCAATTTTAAATTGTAATGATTGCCATTCAAACCAGTCTATTTCATGTGGTAGTAGATGAACTACTATATGCGTTTTCATTTTAGTAAATGTTTAAATTTATTTTTGTTTATTTTTATGTACTCAGGCAAGTTTACATTATCTATCCAATATTTAAATTCATTTCTACCTAGAATATCTGTATTACTTTCTAAACTGTTAGAAATGTTGTTTTTAATATAATCATTATTATATTCTTGATGGCCAAAATTTTCTATTTTGGTTTTAATTCTATCAACACCACCTTGATAAGAAAAATGCCAACCAGCATTATCAATATAGGTGTATGTAGTTTTATTTGGAGTATCTAAGTGATTTACACTTGCATTTTTAACATTTTTAAATTTAGTATAATAAGTTCCGGCCCATTCTTCACTACTGCGCATGTTAAGATACATAGAAAAAACCAATTGTTTACACTTATATATTTGATTATCATCTATAACATAACTAATATTTGGATTCCAAATTTCATCCAAATCCGATATATAGCACACGTCATCATCGGCAATTCCAGCATTAATTAAAGCATCTTTCATACATTCTTTTTGATAAAATTCACGCATCCAATGAAACTGCCCATATGGTACATTTGTAGTAGTTAAACAATTCAAATATTTTTGTTTATCAATAGTTGTTGATGCATTCAAAAATCTGAATTGAAGCTCCTCATACGATTTTGGGGTATCATCAACTATATGATGTATTATTTTGTGTGCATATTTTTTAAATAATTCTTTATTTTCATCATAAAATAATTTTTTATTTAATCCAGAAAAAGAAATGTTTGATTCAACAATTACAAATTTATCTACAACATTTTCAAGTGTATTTAATCTAATTTCTAATAATTCTAATTCATTAAAGAATATAAAGCAATCGTATATCATTTTAAGTAAATTTTTGTTTGATTAATAAATAAATTTAATTCTCTTTTACATTCATCGTATGTTTGTAAATTTCCAAATCTATCCATATAAATAAAATCTTTATATAAATTACAACCCATAGACCAATACCCGTTAGATATATTATGTCTTGCCCAATATTTTGGAGCAATAATTAATTTTGCTAACTCATTTGTTAAAGCTGGGAAATATCCAAAGCTAGAGTTGGATAAAATTAACCACTTTGCGTTTTTTATTATTGAATAATCCTCCCCAACACCCATGTGAAAAACATTATCGGATAACTCAGGTAATAAATTTTTTACACAATTTGGATTTTCGGTAATTACAGCAAAAGTCATTTGGGGATTAATACTTAGCATATGATTAATAGCATTAACCCAATATGTTCTAGATAAAAATAATGTATCATCACCCTCATAGTCCCGTATATTTAAAATACACACATCATCATTTGAAAAATCATATATATCATATTCGGGCTTAACACATAACCATTTTTTAATATCATTTTTATAATCATAAAAATAATCTTCCGATTGTAATAATCCATCTATTTTGCAATTATCATGTAACGATAACACATTATAATCAGTCAACCGTATATCACACCCTATAGTTGCATCGTGCTGACTAGTATTTAATTTGATTCTACATTCTTTTTCTTTGTAGTAATTAGTAATTGCGCTAATATCAACAGGCAATCCTAAATCCAAATCCATAAAATACACTCCTTTATCGTTGTATCTTCTATCTCCAAAGTTTTCTAAACCAGTGAAACCAAATTCATACCCATTGCGTAGTGCAATAGCTCTTGTTGTAACATATACAGCAAGTTGGTTTCCAAAACCCTGTCCATAATAAAATTCGGTTGTTATCATTAGATATAAATTTTATAGTTAATTGGATATTAAGTTATTATAATTATGATTTTTTCCATGAAAGCCAAATGTTAATATACCATTATTTTCCGGTATTGGTGTTTCAAAAGAAAATTTTGATGCAACATCAATTGGTGCAAATTTACAACCATTTGCTTCATAAATGTGCTTGTTATGACAACAAAAAAATCCATCTTCGTTGTAAAACCCAAAGTAAGACTTCCACTCAAGATCCAATTCACTAGCTAATCTAAGTAGTTTTTTACTTCGCAGTGAAAAACCACCATTTCCAACTCGTTGTAAGTTACCATAACTATCTTTAAATGAAAAATCATCTTCAGGTATTGGCCACGGAGCTCCTATATAATCATATTCTAAAAACAAACCATCCCATTGTTCTGCATTAACAACAAACCCATCCTCTTGTATAATAAGGGCAAATTCAGTATTAATATATTTATGTAATTCATATACAATAAATTTACTGTATTCATCGGTATTTAGTATGGGGTTAATTTTAATAACATCTATATTATCTAACACACATTCTTCACTTGTTAATAATAAAACATTTTTAAATTCAATATTTTT